CTTCACCGCCCTTGGACTTGGGATATACGTGATCAACTTCATTAGCAGATTCCCCACAATAGTTACAAGTCCATGCATCACGATTAAGCACCTTTAACCTTATCTTCTTCCAATGGGAAGTAGCTCTGTATGGCTTTAGTGCCATCCTTTATCCTTCCAATGCTGATATGCCTTACATGCACAACCATCATATCTATGTTTAATATATTTTATATGAGCATTGACTTGCTTATATGGATCAAGTGTGCCATACCACTTAGATCGCATCTGACCTAATCCGTAATGGCTACCATTTCTAGCCTTATAGTTCCATCTACTCTCATGATGTATAAGCCAGTTATAGCATTCAAATTGTTTCCATTCCATTTGATTATAGGCATATAACTTAACATTCATAATGTGATAACTGCGCTTATCAGCAGCGTTTGTTTGTATTGTTTGCAGCGGCAGTAGTGCAATTGCTAATCCAGCAATAAACATAGCTCTTGCGAATGCTGGCTTGCCGTGCAAGCTGCCTTTCAGGCTTGCTGGCATGCCTAGCATAATGCCTCTGTCAAGTTCATTTGTTATTTGTGCGTAATCTTGGGCGTGTTGCATTCTTCGCAGTAATCTCTTTTGCCATATATCCATAGTCCACATCCTTTGCAACGATGTATCAGATTAGGTTCAGTAGCCACTTGCCTGCAATAAATATACTAGATCAGCCAAGGTGAGAACAGCAACGTATTGCTCAACGGATTTCTCACCCTGACCATTTAGACGTAGAACACCTACGCCCATCCCTTTGTTTGCCTTGCGATCATGAAGTTGGCGCATAAGCCCCGACAAATCTAAGTTTGTCCTAGCTTTGATTTCAATGTCCAGGCCATCTATTCCGGTGATGTCTGAACCATCTCTACCAGCTCCAACAGGCAGTGCATGTTTCCAGCCTTGCGTTTGCAGATATTCTGCTACAATACGCTGCGTTGCATAGCCTCGGTGCTTGCGACTTTGATTACTCACTTAGTTAGTCCTAACTTGGCATGTGTGGCATTTGCAAGGTTTCGTAGACCCAGCCATTATTGGCTCGTTGCAATTGTCGCACACGTCAAGTAGTTTATCCATTACTAACACATTAATCACCCCGCTATCGATTCTTCATCCTCTGGCCTAAATGACCATGTGCCATCTTTGCCTAGCATCATCCATATCATTTTGCAATGCTCAGCTTTACGTTTATATGGCAATGGGCAACCCCAGCCACGATATGCACCCTTAGCCCCTGTGCCTTCCCTTAATACACGCGCGCCGTGTTGACAAGTAGGCAACGGATGTGCCCCTACTTTCTCAGCTAGCAGCTCTAAAGCGTTATCAAATACAGGATCTAAATCAGCCGGTGGCTCAATTGTGGTATCCCAGACTATTTCAGCTGTTGGATTTGTTGCCTGTAGAAACTCTTTATGACTTTCTGTGCGTACACGTATTGGAGTGTCTGACTTAGCTTCATTAACCTTAGCCATTTCAAGGCTGCTTGCTCGCTTTCCTTTAGCACTAAGTCCGAGATTAGCCAGGCATCTGCCAATTGCAGACGTTTCGCAATTCTCAAACCAAAAATCGCGATCAACACCACGATCCTTGCGAGCGCCACGCGCATAGCCAATAGCGGAAGGAGCAGTATCAACATGGGTACGGAAAGCAACTGCCTTAAATATAACAATGCCTTTTTCTTCGTCATTGGTAATGAGTTCTGTGAGTATTGAGCCGTCTTGATAGGTTTCATAGAATTTGTGTATCCTCGTGTCTACATCTTCATAGTTTGCTAAATTAAACATCTAGTGTTTCTCCTTTTGCATAGTCAATTTGTTCCTTCAAAGTCCAAGTGCTGCCATCTGGCCATTCTTGAACTTCATTGGCGCAAGATTGGCAGTAATGCCTGACAATCAACTTGCCATATCGCTTGCTAGTAATTTGCCATACAGCTTGCGTTTGTCCACGTAAACTGCTAGTGCCATATCGGCCTTTGCAGTAATCACACCAAGTTCCCTTAGGTGATCTAGAAAGCATTAAGATCATCCCAATCTTTGACGGCGAGTTCTCCGGCAATGGCGAAGTAGGCAACGGCATCCACCCAAGAATCGTGATTTGATTTAGTTTCCATAATTCTTGCGAGCTTGACCAATGCCATACAGATTGCAATGTCCATCGGCTCAATAGGTCGCTCAAAATATGATTCCCAGAGCTTTGCCGTTCGTAGCATTGTGTGGTCGTAATGACCATGCGTTGACCCTCTGTTAATGATCGTGTCGTTTGCATTAGTCAAAATGTCTTTCGCTCGCAACTGATTTCCCTCGCCTGTACCCATCTGCCCAACCTTCCTTATAGCCCTTCTCCTTAATGATTACACCGATTGTGTAAACACCTAATACAAATAAAAAACAATAGAGTGCTAACTCAACTAAACGAATATCATTCAACATCTGCGCTCACCCCATGTACATCTAAAAAATAGGCAGCCAAAACTTCACGGCTTATTCTGCCGCGTTGCTGGCTCATGCCTAGTTTCTTTTTAGCGTAATCACGTATGTATGAAGCTCGCACAAAGTGCTTGCCATCGGTATACGCACCCGACTTACGATCATACTTAATCGTCATGCCCTAAACCCCTTTCAAATAGGATTTTAAATCCTATTTTGAGGGGTCTATATGCTATTTGTCAATGTACGACACGCCATCATAGTTATCCATATGATCATCAATAGTTCTATGGATTGGGAAAATATCCTCAACCATATCGCTTGCCTTCAACCAGGAAAGTGCCATCTTTTTCTATTGGAATAGCTACTGGCTGGACACGCTTTCGGTCTATATAAATCAATCCAAACCCTTGCTGCCAATTCATCGTTCCACGGGTGTAATGCGCCTTTGTAATGTCCATTAGGTGTCCTACCTCAAAACCCGTGAGAACGCCCGTTAAAACGCCACCAGAGGCCGTAGAATAGGATGATATGCCCTGCCTATGGGTATGACCACAGACTACGCTCTTACCATGCCTTTTAGCCGCTTCTAGGGCTGTTAAACCCCCATGTGGCTTGGTGCTTTGCTCATCGCCATGAACCATTACCCACTCATCATGGAACTGATATGGCTTGGTGTGATAAGCAATGCCTAAATCATCTAAATGTAAAAACTTCTCTATGGTCAGCTCAGGCAGACCAATTAAGCCAGGTAGGCGCTTGCTTAGTGAGTTGTAAAGTCTTGCTCCGTGATTGCTTCGGCTAAGATGTCGTACTTGAAGCTCGGCGAGAACGTTGACAGTTTCATCACGATCTCTGCCAATACTTCCTGACCACTCATCCCTACCGGTTGACCAGCGGCTAATTGTTTGGAAGTCGATCTCATCGCCCACACATAGAACGTCATCAGGTTTGTATTTTCTGATGAACTGTGCGACATTCTTAACTGCTTTCTTATCGTGGAAGGGTACTTGCAAATCAGAGATAACTACGATTCGCTTAATCTTCATCCTCATCTTCATCATCGTATGGAGAATGATCAGGATTATTTATTACCCAATCGGGTAAACGCAGCTGTTCTTCAATGTACCAGCGCGCCCTATCTTCACCATATCCAGCACGGACTAAGGCTTCATAACATTCAACAATAGATGCAGCCCATATATCTATGGGTAGCAGAATGTCAGCCTTTGTTCTACGCGCAGCGGCTTCTTTCCGCTTACGCTTAGCGGCTTGTTCGCTTTTTGAGATTCTTCTTGCGCTCATGAGTAAGCAATTCTAAGACCATTGATTCAAGTTTATCTATGCGCGACACGATGTTTGATGCCTCAAGTATTGCTGGCACTTCATGTCTAATAATGTATCTAAGTCCACCGACAATAAGAGCGCAGCACGATAGTGTGGCAGCTACAAAGCCTGCCCATTCTGCCGGGCTCAACGCCGACCGAATGCCGTGTCGTTAGGATTTAACCAACGAAGGATTACTGGAAGGCTTGCCGCAAGTGCAGCATTTGCAATGTGTGCTAGATCCCAGCCTACCGCTAGATAGGTTGCTATTCCAGCTGCTAAGAAGCTTCTTGCCCAACTTGCGCTTACTTGCTTTAGTTGTTCCATGTAGGGGCTCTCCTGTTAGTATCGGTATTTCGAACATACTGCCATCTGAATCGCCCTTAGCAGTAAAGCTAATGTGAATATGTGTCTTATGTGGGTTTATCCCGGTGTACTTTCTCCATTTGTAATTGCGTTTGTAGCTGGCAATTTTGCCGTTGAAGATGATATAAGAGATTCTTTTATCAAGTCTGGCAAGTAATCGTAGCTGATCCGCAAAGTCATAGGGCTCTGCTTTGTGCGACCTGAAATCAACGTCAATGTCAATGGCACGTACAATGCCTTCAGCAGTTGGATTGTGATCGGACTTACGCGCTGAATGACGTTTGTCACCGATCCAACCATCTGAAGCTCTATCTCTATCGGGGAACGCATCATCTACCTGTTCACGTAGCTGCTGGCCTGCTCTGCAAAGTTTTGCCATATTCCTACGAGATTGTGCCGTTTTCTTTGGCGGCTTCTAATTCGTCATAGTGAGCCTTGGTCATTGAGGTAAAAGCATCGTTTCCTAAATCAATAACAATATGCTCAATACCTGTTAGTTCATCTACGATAATTTCATAGTTCATAACTATAACTCCGCACTTAGTCCGAGATGGGCTGTCGCAGTATTCTGCGTCATTAGCATATAACTTTGAGTGGTAGCAGTAAGACCGCTTGCCACATTTGCTAAAATTAAAGTCAAATCAGGTGTCGCACTTGATATTGAGGCACTCGTTACATTTGTGCTCCCTGTAATAATTTGCAGCAATAATAGAGATGAATCTAAAACTGTTGGTGAAACCCTCATTGTCGTTGGGTGTTTTACTTGGACATAACATTGTGTAGTGCTACCAGCAATACCGCCTGAACCAAGATAAATCAAAGCCCCAGTATTGCGGAAGTAATACCTCTGGCAAGCGGCTAACTCGCCTTGAAGTGTGCCAGTTGCAGTTTGGAAGGCTGTGGCTACTGAGCCTGCCTCTACCTGACCGCCCCAAAAATCAAAGGTGTTTGTTTGGATACCCAAAGAACCTGTGCGGGCATTGTTGTCAGTTCCAGCAGAAACCCACAGATTTAGATTTACGTTTCCTGAAGTAGTGGTTCCGATTGTCTTTCCAGAAATAGAAGGAACCGCAATAGTCACAGAATATCTAGCCCAAGATGTTGATAAAGTGACTTGACTACCAGTAATAACAACGTTTGAACTTGGGCTTCCACCAGTTCCAAATGATTGTTCTAATTCAACATAAACTTTGGGAGCACCGCTAGCGGCTTTAGCCCAAAATGAAACAGTCCAGTTATTACCAGGAGTTACAGTTCTAACATCCTCAATTCTTTGTCTAAATAAAGCGTTAGCGTTTGTTGCGGTTTGACCCGTTGTTTCAACGCGAGCAAAATTGGCTGCTTCATAACCAGCAACAGGCGCAGTTCCAGGCGTAAAAGTTTGTGCAGAATAAGTAACTGTTCCGTCTGTATAAGTCATAACCCATCGGTCAAAGCCGTAAGTTGCTGTGGTTGTTGTGCTTGTAAATTGACGTTGATTTATTCTGAAATCTGCGTTAATCAATTTATTTTTTGCAGCCGCATAATTGGGAGCCCAAGCCAATCCTGTGCTTTGGGCACTATCCGCGACAAGTGTTTCGCCGTCATTTCCAACTGCTAGGCGAGCTGGTGTATCAGCTGCAGTTGCAGTTATTAAATCGCCTTTAGCATCTACGATAGTGTTTTGAATCGCATTAGGATCATCAGATGCTACCCAGTTAGCGCCATCATAAACTTCTACTGCATTAGTATCTTTTAGATAACTAAGCATTCCTTCAGCAACAACACCGGTCAGGGCTGTTGTGCGAGCAGCAGCATCAGCAAAGACCATAACTGATTGCTCCATTAAATACGTATTTACCTGGGCTGCCGTTAACACATCGCCTGTGTTAAAGAGCTTATATCCTGCGCCTGCCATTTGTTCTCCTTAGTAGCTCAGCACGTCTGTGTCTAGTATACCCGATATATCGGAATCTAAGACAAAGCCTGCCAGTAGCGGTTCTGTTGTGTATAGGGTAGTCATC